ACCATTTGCAGTAGCACCATTGTATCCTTGAATTTTAGGAACAAAGTAGAACAATTTACCAATTGGTAAGTTCATAGCTTGAACTGAAACGATATCGTTTGCTAATAATTTTGAGAATACTCTTCTCACGATTGGGAAAACTACAGTTTCAAACGCTCCGTTTGAACCTTCTGAAGTTGCCTCGTTGATTAAGAAAGACGCTTGGTTTTCATATAACTGAGCTACGTTTTCTTTCAAGTGACCTTTTAAATCATCTAAGAAACCTAATTTATCCCATTTGTTAATTGTGTCTTCTTTGATAACTTTTAAATGTTTTAAACCTATGTTACCAACTAGACCTGATTCTAATAATGCACCCATTGTGTTTTTTTTGTTTTTATTTGTTTTTAGTTTATTTTTTATTTAAGTTTACCCATTAAATCTTTCATTCGTAAGAATTGTGGATTTTCATAAGTTTTTGATTCAATCAAATTAATAGCCGAACCTGTTGAAGGTGTGTTATCAAAAGTTTTTTCGACTGATTCATTGATTGGTTTGCTAGAATTATCTTTATTTAATTCTTGCTTAATTGTTTGATATAAACTTTTAGATTCTTTAATAGTTTCTACAGAATCAAAACGTTGTAAGATATATATCTTTTCTTGTTTAGTTGTTGTATGTTCAGTAAACAAACGTGTAGCGTAAGCTAAGTTTGAATTGAAAACCGCAACTTCATTTAATTTATCTCTAAATACGTTTAATGCGTTTCTGTATTCCTCATTTTTTTCTCTTAATAGTTTAACTTCACTATCTACTGATTCTTTTCTTAAATGTCTTGGAGCTGCTTTTGGTTTATCTAAACCTTCTCTACCCCATCTTTTACCTGACCCTAAAGTTCTTGATGCTTCATTAGCCTCAACTTTTTTCTTAGGTTTAATTTTAAACTCACCATCTAAATTTTCACCATCTTTGTATGTAAATTTAGCTTTACCTGTCCCAATTGATTTAGGGCCTTCTTTTTGTTTAGTTTTAAAACCACCTTCTTGGTTAGGTTTTGAAGAATATTTAAATTTGTTAGGTGAACCGAAACCTTTACCTTTTGCTTTAAATGATTTAGATTCGTATAAGTCCTCTTCCATTTCTTCAGATTCTTCATCATCCAAATAAAGTTCGTAAAGAGTTTCACTATTTTCTCCATCTTCAGGATTAAGATAATCAACACCAACCATTTCATCCATTTCTTCAGAATCTTGGTTAAAGATTTCATTAAAAACTTCATCAATTGTGTTTTCATCTAATTCATCAAACTCATCCGATTCTTCTAACTCATCAAACTCATCCGATTCTTCTAACTCATCAAACTCATCTGATTCTTCTAACTCATCAAACTCATCTGATTCTTCTAACTCATCGAATTCGTCCATTTCATCTAATTCATCGAACTCGTTATCTGATTCTTGTACAATCATATACTCTTTATTTGTTTTTGTATCTTTTAGATTAATATTACCACCGTCTTTAACAACGATTACCTCATCATTAGGGCCCATCAATTGGAATACTTTAAGAACTTCATCATTACTAACACCTGGGTCAGTTAAATCAATTGGTTCTTCTTCATCACCCATAGGTTCCCCGATTGAGAATTCTTCTTCATCTTCAAGATTATCAGTATCCTCTACATCATCTGTAGGTTCAACATCTGTGTTCTCAATCTCATCTTCTTCTTGTTCGAATAGAGATTCTTTTACTAAGTCTTTGATTTCTTGCTTCATTGTAGATGCAAGTATTCCTTTTGCGTTTTGTGCAACGGCTTCTTCCAAATTCTTCATTTGGATAAAAGTCTCTTCAACTAATGTTTTTTCTTTTGCCATTTAAAAAAATGTTTCTTTTATTTCTAAATAAATATTAAGAAATTTAAAAAAAACTATTTTTTACAGTTGACTATGAAAAAAAAAATAACTATTAATGATTTTTTTAGTTAAAAAAAAAAGGGAAGACTAATGTCTTCCCCTTTAAACTGATATTATTTTTAAGTTAAATTATTCGATAACTTCATCAATTTTACTCTCAACGATTCCTGTGATTCTCCAATCCATAGAATAGTTTTCATAAAGTTTAGTGACTTTGGCTTCAACGTCAGTTGGTGTATAACCAAGAACTAATTTTTCTTCTCTCATTTTTTTAACTTTACCTGATTCAGTGTCTAATAAATCAGAACTAATTTTAGCTACAAAATACTTTTCTCCTTGTTCCATATTAAATTATTTTATCTATTTCCCAAATAATCGTTCAATTTTTTCATTAAGTCAAGTGATTTATTAGTTGACGGTTCACTTTCTTCTCTGAATTTTTTTTCTTCTTCAATATTTTCTTCAAAATTACCTCTTTCATCAGGGTTTAAAAATAAATAAGCCCCCGGTGTTGATGGTGATGATACTAAGTCAAAACAAATTAACTCAAAGTCATCTTGAACTTCATTTCTTTCACCAACTTTTTTTAATGACCCAACACCTCTTGATGATATACCTAAAGTAACTCCTTGTCTAAGATAGTTGGCAGCCATATCACCTTTAGTTGATACAATACCTCTTTCGTGAAAACCAGGACTTGTTAAAAGTTTCAATTTACCCATTAAGATATTACCATCCCACCACACATCAGTGATTATATGTGAAACTCTATCTAAATCTATTAATGAAGATTCGGGGTGATTCAATTCTGATAATGAAACACCCTTATCAATCATTTTTTTATAATTCTCAGATTCTCTTTTTAAAATCCTTTCAGGATATACACGACCATTTCTATTTGGTGTGTCATATTTTTGTAGAACGGCATAAAATTCAAATGGTTTTGAATGGTCTAAAAAGTTTTTAGACTCCATTATATATTTATTATGTTCTGTTGTTGGGGAGATATATCCAGCATCTTGTTCAATTAAGATACCTTTACCCGACTCATATGGTTTTAATATTTTTAAATTCATCGTTTCGTTTAACAATAAATATTAAATATTTTCGGTTTTGACAGTTTTATTGGTTGGTTTATTTGTTTTAGAAAAATAAAACTTAAAATATTGGTTGTTTTTTAAATTATCTTGAAATATTTTAGTTGTAATATTTTTTAATAAATCTTTAATTTCTTTATCTTTAAACGTTAGTATTATATTATCTTTTAAATAAAAATTGATTTCTAAATTCATAAATGATTTTTTATTTATTGATAACCCACTCGACCGTAAATCTAAGTCAACAATGAATTTATCATCAAAAAATGAATTTTTTACTTTATCGTAAATTGAATGTTTAATTGACCTACTCAAATTTAAAACGACTCTCGACCAATTTTCTACGTCTTTCTTTGGTTCGACCCAAGTTTGAATATTAAGATATATTGATTTTAGATTTACAGAATCAACTGTACCAAATAAAACTTTAGCAGTTTTAAATCCTTGGATTTTGGAGGTTTTCCCTTTTTTCATTATTTTTCATCGTGAAACAGTTTATTTTTAATAAATGTAAGTATATTTACATTAAGAGTCAAAAAAATAATAAATTACCCGTTTTTTAATATGATAGTAGTAAAAGTTAATAAAGATAAAAATATCGAAAAAGCTCTTAAAGAATATAAGAGTAAAGTAATCAAAACAAGACAAATGTCCGAATTAGTTAACCGTAAAGTGTTTGTTAAACCCTCTGTTATAAAAAGAAACGTGCTTAGCAAGGCTAAACACGTTCAGAAAAACTTTAAATCAAGTAAAGATTAAAGGTTGTCGTGTAAGTTTTTTAACTTATAGTAATTTAGTTTATCGTATTTTTCAGTTGAGATTTTTTCAATTGTTTCTGTTATTGATTTTCTAGTTGAGTGGTCGTGATTTTGATTATAGATTGTTTGTAATTTATCAACAACACTTTCTTTAATGGTTGAATACTTTGGTTCTAATTCAGAATCCTCAACTGATAACAACTCATTAAATTCTTTTTTTTCAGACTCATTTAAACCATCAATGTAATTTGATATTGTTTTGTTCGCCATAGTTACCATAGTACTTAATGGGACTTTAACAATATCTTTTTCAGTTGTAGGTTTTTTAGTGATAGTTTCTGTGATAATCTTTTTACTACCAATTTTAGATTCTAAGTTTAAAACACCACTACTAAACAGGTTATCAATAACTTCATAGTTATTTTCGACCACAGAAGAATTTTTTACCCAATCATTAACTTTTTTAAAGTCTGAAGGAGTAATTTTATTAATTGTATTTTCATAAAGAGTTACCATTTCATTAATATAATCATTAGCAATCTCATTATTTAAACCTTTATTAGAAGTTAAATCATCATAGATGTAATACAATCTATTAATGTTTTTATTTTCTAATACCAATTTTTTAAATGTTTTAACTTCAGTTTTAAATGAACCATCTTTATAAGATTCTAATAAAACATTTTCTATTTTTGTTTTTAATATACCAAATTTCATTTCGTTGTTTTTTATATAAATATTAGTCACCCAAAAGTTTATTCAATCTATCTTCAATCTGACCTAAATTATTTTTACCTTTAGATAAATCAATGAACTCTTCTTCATCATACATATTTTCAGATTCTAATAATATTTTTAAATTATCTTTTTTATCAATAGATTCAGGAGTCATACCCGCATCACCACCCGGTTCAGGACCCGGAGGTGGGGATGGCATTCCCATATCACCACCAGGTGGTGGTGGAGGTGTTGTTCCCGCATTTTGCGTACCGCCTGATTTATTTCCGTATAGATTATCAATATTATCAAAGATACCTGTATGTGTAATGATTGTTGCAGTATTTGTTAATTCAGCACCAACGGCTTTTTCAACAC